ATGATCCAAAGGAAAAATTGCTTAATGATCTAGGTGACATCAGCAAAGTTGAAATTTTTAATAATCAATTGCTTGTCGCCGTATACATCCGCCCAGAGAAGACCAAGGGCGGCATCTACCTCACCGCTAAAGCCAAAGAAGAAGACAAGTATCAAAGCAAAGTTGGCCTTGTTGTTGGCATTGGGCCGTCTGCTTTCGTTGACGACTCTCAGGCTTGGTTCAAGAACGTGTCTGTGAAGGTTGGCGACTGGGTTCTTTGCCGTCCTTCTGACGGCTGGAGCTTGGAAGTCAATGGTGCGCTGTGTCGTATCCTTGATGATACGGTTATTCGCGGCAAAATTGATCGCCCGGATCGGGTTTGGTAAGGATAAACATCATGTCGGATGAGAAATCAGAGATTAAAGTACAAATTGACGATGAAAAGCCGGTTCAACCCGAGCTTGATTTGATAATTGAGAAGGTTGAGGACGAGAAAAGTGACTCTAAGCACGAGATTTCGACTGAGGATGCTATTGCAGACCTCAATCGCAAGCTCGACGCAGAGCGCAAGGCGCGTATTGAGGCTGAGAACCGAGCCCACGAGGCTTCTCAGGAGGTTCGCCGCGCCAATAACACCGTTGAAGACACCAATCTTCATTTGGTGACCAATGCCATCTCGTTGGTCAAGCGCGATGCTGAGATTTATAAGTCGAACTATCGCGCTGCGATGGAAAACAGCGACTATGACGCCGCCGCAGAAGCTCAAGAGGGCATGTCAAACATGTCTGCTCGCCTATTGCAGCTTGAGAACGGCAAAAGCGCCTTGGAAGCCAAGCCGCGAGAGGCGATTGAGCAACCTCGGCGTGATCCGGTTGAGGCTTTCGCCAGTCAGTTGTCGCCGCGCTCTGCGAACTGGGTGCGAAACAACCCCCAGTGCGTCACCGACCCGCGTATGAACCAGAAGATGATTGCCGCTCATAATTTTGCTATGGCAGACGGCTACGAAGCCGACAGCGACGACTACTTCAAATTCGTTGAGACTACGCTGGGTATGCGAAGGCGTGCCGAAGCCGCCCCGGAAGAAGAAGTTATGTCTACGGCGGCGTCTTCGACCCAGCGCCGCTCTTCTCCACCGGCTGCACCTGTTAGCAGGAGCAATAACACCAACGGCACCCGCCCCAACGTCGTCAGATTGTCGGCTGCGGAGCGAGAGATGGCCGATAACATGGGCATGAAGCCCGAGGAATATGCCAAAAACAAGCTGGCCCTTCAAAAGGAAGGGAAGCTCCACTAGGAGATTGAAATATGGAAAATGATAGCAATCCGGCACGCCGTCGCCGTGGACGCCCCCGCAATGACCCAAAAACCGCTCAGGAAGAGGCTTTGACCCCTGCCCCTGTGGAAGCTGCCCCGCAGGAAGCAGTGGCCCCTGCAACGCCTCCCAGGCCTGCCTTGAGGACTGCCATGCGAGAAGAAGATCCGAGAGCCGCTGCCACTCGGCGTGCCCAGGAGATCATGGGTCATATCGGCGACGTTGATGCCGGTACTGATGATTTCTACTTTGACATGCGAACCGTGCCTGACGGCTGGTGTTACGAATGGAAGCGCAAGACCGTCTACAACCAGGAAGACCCGGCCTATCAGGTCCAGCTTGCCCGCACTGGCTGGACCGCAGTGCCGGCCAGCCGCCACCCGGAAATGATGCCTGTTGGCGCTCATTATCAGACGATTGAGCGTAAGGGTCAGGTTCTGATGGAACGCCCGCAGGAGATCACCGACCAGTTCCGCAGGCTGGACGAGAAGCGAGCTAAGGATCAGGTCCGGGTTAAGGAGGACCAGCTTTCCTCGGCCCCCCAGGGGCAGTTTGATCGAAACCACCCACAGGCTCGACCAAACATCAAAAAGGGCTACGAGCCCATGCCGGTTCCGAAGGATTAATCAAAAAGGGGCTGCCCAAAAGGCGGCCCCTTTACTTTACTAATCAATTCCTGTTAATTTATTAGCTACCTCCCCTCGGGGGGAGGTTTTCTGATCCCCGACTCCCAATCGCCCCGGTGCGCGATGAAGGGTCTCCTGTAGAAAGGAGTTCCGTCATGGCGAACACTAATGCGCCTTTCGGATTTCGTCAGTACAGCGGCACGGGTTCTGCTCCGACGTATGAGCAGGTTCCTGTCCGCATTGCTTACGATGCGACTAACATCTTCTTTGGCGATCCTGTCACCCCGACCAGCGGCGGCCTTGTTGTTCAGGGCACGACCTCTGCTGCTCAGACCGCTGGCGTCTTTGTCGGTTGCCAGTATCTGTCGGTTTCGCAGAAGCGGACTGTCTGGTCCAACTATTGGCCCGGCAGCGATGTTGCCGCGACCAATTATGTGACCGGCTACATTGTCAACGACCCGAACGCCAAGTTCCTTGCTCAGGTTGGTGCGACCGGTCTGGTCGTTGCCGATGTGAACTCGAACATCGACTACACGATTGGCAGCGGCAATACCATGAGCGGTATTTCTGCCGCTTTTCTCGATCAAGGTAGTCTCGCAACCACCAGCACCCTGCCGTTCCGCGTTGTCGGTCTCGTGACCGAGCCGCCGGGCGCTCCGGGCACTGCTGCTGGTGCGTACAATTACGCAATCGTTTCCTTCAACAGTGTGAGCACTAAAGCGCTCACTTCCGTTGGTTAAGAAGGGGTAAGGAATCATGGCTGTTAATCTTTCTGCCATTAAAGACCTTCTCCTCCCTGGTCTCCGGGGCGTTGAAGGCAAGTACGAGATGATCCCGTCGCAGTACGACAAGATCTTCACGAAGCACGACTCGAAGATGGCCCTGGAGCGCACCGCCGAAATGCGGTACCTCGGTCTCGCGCAGTTGAAGACTGAAGGCGGTCAGACCGCTTTCGACAACGGCGCTGGCGAACGGTTCATCTACAACCAGGAACATACGGAAATCGGTCTCGGGTATGCGATCACCCGCAAGGCGATTGACGACAACCTGTACAAGACCCAGTTTGCTCCCTCGAACCTCGGCCTGATGGAATCTTTCGCTCAGACCAAGGAAATCTACGGCGCGAACGTCCTGAACACGGCGACGACCTACAATGCTTCCGTTGGCGGCGATGGTGTGGCTCTTTGCTCCACCTCTCACCCGATTGACGGCGGCACTGTTGCGAACACGCCGAGCATCCAGGCTGACCTGAACGAAGCGACCCTCCTCAACGGCATGATCTCGGTTCGTACGAACTTCAAAGATCAGGCTGGTTTGAAGGTGTTTGCCCGTGCGCGTAAGCTGGTTGTCCCGCCGCAGCTTGAGCCGGTTGCTATCCGTCTGACGAAGACGGAACTGCGCCCAGGTACCGCAGATAATGATGTCAATGCGATCATGATGTCTTCAGGTGGCTTGCCTGAATCGTACATGACCAACGACTTCTTGACCTCTGCTTATGCTTGGTTCCTGCTCACGAACATTGACGGTCTCTCGTACATGGAGCGCGTTAAGTTCGAGACGGACATGCAGGTTGACTTCGTTACGGACAACTTGCTGGTTAAGGGCTACGAGCGGTACTCCTTCGGGTACTACAACTGGCGTTCGATCTACGGGTCGTTCCCCACTTCTTAAGGAGCCAAAAATGGGTATTACTCATCTCAGCGGCCTTGAGGTTGCGGGCGTCCCCACGATGGGGATGTCTGGTATCCCGATCACCAACGGCAGTGTCTTTTTCGTTGACTACGTCAACGGAAATGATTCAAACACTGGCGCTGCTGATAGTCCGCTTCAGACGATCTACGGTGCTTACGCACAGATGACCGATGGCGCTAACGACGTTGCCGTGATTGTTGGCGATGGCAGCACTGCGGCTACGCAGCGCCTGTCTGTCGCCAATGCTCAGGCGGCTGATGCGGCGGCGACCACTGGTACTTTGACGTGGGCTAAAGATGCTTGCCACATCATTGGCATGACTGCTCCGACTGTGGTTAATCCTCGCGCTCGTTTTGCTCCGCCGACTGGCACTTACACCCAGGCGACGTTCGGCTCGGGCGATTTCATCGTGGTGACTGCTCAGGGCTGCATCTTCTCTAACATCTCTGTCTTCAACGGCTTCTCGACTGGTGGTTCCAATCAGATCGCGTGGACGGATAGCGGTGGTCGCAATTACTACAACAACGTGAGCTTTGGTGGTGCGGGTGATGCCGCTTCTGCCCAGAGCACTTCGAGCTTGTCGCTCCTCGTTACGGGAACGACTGGCGAGAACACGTTCGTCAATTGCGAGATTGGCCTCGACACAGTTACTCGTACGGTTGCCAATTCAACTGTGAAGTTTGCCGCTGGCACGCCTCGCAACACGTTCTCGAATTGCAACTTCTCTTTCCAGACGAGTTCCGCAACGACCATTGGTATTTTGGTCTCGGCGGCTGCTGGCATTGATCGTTGGCAAAAGTTTGATCGCTGCACGTTTATCAACAACGTGCAGTCTACTTCTACAACGATGTCCGGCCTCGCTACGCTCCCGGCTTCCGCTGGCGGCCTTCTGCTGATGAAGGACTGCACGCTGATCGGGATCACCGAGTTCGGCACCGATGCTACCAGTCGCGGTCAAATCTATGTCGATGGTGCGGCTCCGACTGCCGGTACCAGCGGCATTGCCGTCAATCCGACCTAATAGGAGGGTCATATGAAGAGCACTCGTAAGGGTAAAGCTGGCGGCGGCGCGATGGAATCGCCCGCTTCTGGTGAGCGCGATTGGGAAATGGACGCCAAGAAGAAGAACTTGCGTTACACCTACCAGTCGAAAGTGAACGACGAAGCTGAAGAGCGTAAGCGCGGCGGCATGGTCAAGGGCAAAATGTCCAAGGCCAATGCCAGCCGTATGCCGCGCAAGTCGGGTGGTCGTGCGGGTTCCAACATGAACCCGCTGTCGTCCGCTCATGCCGGTACTGCGCCCAAAGGGCGTAAGATCGAAATGAACGACTAATGGTTGAACGGGGGCTGCGGCCCCCGTTTCTCCTTGGAGTTTAGATGGCTGGTGCTTGGACGCGCAAAGAGGGCAAAAGCCCAGAAGGTGGCCTAAACGAAAAGGGCCGCGCATCTCTTCGTGCTGAAGGTCAAAACATTAAACGCCCTGTGACTGCCAGCGAAGCGGCGAGTAGCCCGGCGGCATCCCAGCGGCGAGACAATTTCCGCAGTCGCATGTGCGGGATGAAAGAAAAACTGACTTCTGCTAAAACTGCCCATGATCCGAATAGCCGCATCAATCTTGCGCTGAAGCGTTGGGACGTAAAATGTTAACCCGCCTGCACATTGACTGAAGCGTTGGCGCTCTTCATGTGCAGAAAATATTAAGGAGCTATCATGATCCCAATCGTAATCGCTGCCGGCCCGTTCACTGCGGCCAGCGCCACTAACATCCGCACAGCGTCTGCCGCCGCTATCGGCGCTCTTACGTTGAATGGCAGTTTGGTCTCTGGGGGCATTGCTACGCTCGACACGACTCGCCGTATTTTGCTTACTTTTGCCGGTGATGGCACTGGCAAAAATTACACGGTTGTCGGAACGAACGCTAACGGAGACACGATCACTGAAGTTATAGCAGGCGTTAATACAACCACTGTACCTTCTGTTCTGGACTACGAAACGATCATCTCGGTCACGGCAAGCGCGTCCTTGGCCAGCAATCTTTCAATTGGCACGACCACAGTTGGCGGATCCAGATGGGCCCGTTTGGACAATGAGTGGGCTCTGCCGAACTTGTCTGTTCAGGCCATTGTCTCTGGCACGATCAATTACACTGTTCTGATGAGCTATGACGATCCCAACTCGCCGACCAACCCGGTCGCTGCTGCGAACATGACTTGGTCGACGTTGGTTGCCGCTGCTGCTGCGACTGCCATCAATCAGTTTGCTTACGCTCCGACCTGGGTCCGCGTTCAAGTTAACAGCTTCACCGCCGGGGCCGGAAGCGTCACGACGACGCTTGCTCAGACCGGTGTGGTGCCTCAGTAAATGACCACCAGCGGGACATATGCTTTTAATCCTTCGTTAGGCGAATTGACGCTCTATGCGTTCAATCTGTGCGGTATTCGCAATACGTCTATCGTTCAAGAGCATATGACCAGCGCACGCATGGCGACGAACTTGATGTGCGCTAGATGGAGCAACCAGGGCGTCAACCTTTGGAAGGTCGATCTGGTCTCCACCGTGTTGGTTACTGGGCAAAGCACCTACAACGTCGATGCCAAGACGGTGATGATGCTTGATGCTTACATTAGTAATGACGCTACTGGCGATAACATTGACAGGATCATCCTTCCGGTAAGCCGCACGGAATACGCCAGCTATCCGAACAAGGAACAGCAGGGCTTTCCAACTGTTTACTGGTTTGACCGTATTCTGTCTCCGACCGTCACGCTTTGGCCGGTGCCTAATGTCGATAACGGGCCGCAGACTCTGAATTATTACCGAGTGATCCAGATTCAGGATTCCAACTTCGTCAGCGGGCAGACGGTAGACATCCCATTTTTGTGGCTTGAGGCGTTTGCGTTTGGTTTGGCGCAGCGTCTAGCCATGGTTTGGTCGCCTGACAAGTTGCAGTTGCTCAAGCCGCTTGCTGATGAGGCTTATGAGATCGCCGCAAGTCAGAATGTTGAACAGGCACAGCAGTACATTTCTCCGCAAATCGCTGGATATTTCCGTCCTTAAAGGTGTTAGCCAATGGCATATGCCTCTCGATCAGGTCGGGCTAGAACTAGCGCAGGTAGTCCGCAGGCATTTGCAGTCTGCGACCGCTGCGGCATTTGGTACAACCATGTCAATCTGCGTTGGCAGTTTGACTGGCGCGGCGCGACGATGCAAAACATTCGGCTTTTGGTCTGTAACACTTGCTATGACACGCCGCAGTCGCAGCTTCGCGCAATTGTTTTGCCGGCGGATCCTGTGCCGATCATCAATCCGCGTGTTGAGCCTTATGTTTGGGACTCGACAGATCGCCGTCAGGTGTCAGGTTACAACACGACAAACGTGACGACAGGCATCCCTGTTCCCATGGGTGACACTCGCGTCACCAGCCTAGATAGTGTGGCGACTGACAACATTCGCGTAACGCAACAAACCGGCGAGCCACCGGGCGGGAAGAACCAGCTTCCAGGCACCGATCCCAATGCTGTCACTTACAAGAACGTCGTCAATGTTTCGAACAACGGCTCTGGCCTGATTCGGATCACTGTCACCGTCACATCTGGCATGATCACCAATCAGAGGGTCATCATTAAAGATGTTCTTGGTGCCACTGCGGCGAACGGCACT